TATCAGAAACAGACTATACCACAGAAGGTGTAAACCAAGAGAGATTATTACAAAAGAGTATTACTGATATGAACCAATTAATACAGGATAAAGCAGCTATAGAAATGACTCCAACTTTAGATATACACATAGAAGCAGAACTGGATAAAAAGTATGGGCAACCTAGCGAGAGCAATCCAATCCGTAAATAGTACAGCTACCAGGGCCATCCAAAAGAGAGATGTGGTCAAGGTAACAGATGCTAAACCTAATGTACCTACTAAAGACTTTAGAGAGTTTAACAATGTAGTAGGCCCACCTATACATCCAGCTACATCAGAACCTACTGAAATGTTTGACTATCAGATGGAGTATGAGAGAGTGTGGAATAAATACCACAAGATGCTACTAAACAAGTCACGTAAGATAGGTGCAACAGAGACAGCACTAAGAATAATACTATATAACTGCATGAACGGTAACTACAAGTCACATCATAGGGTGATGATAGTAGCAGGTAACAACCAAGACGTAGCTAACAGATTCCTGGGCCGATTCATTAACATCATAGGCAAAGGCTTCCACGACCTAGACGGTAAGTGGTGGGCATTAGAGGATATTATAGTAGACCATCAAAGCTCAAAGGCCTTACTATACAATGGTATACACATACAGGCCTACCCAGCCAACGAGTCAGTCAGAGGTGAAGAGAATGTTATCTGTGTATTCCTATCTGAATCAGCCTTTATCAATTTACTGGATGATAGTAAGGTGTATAACGCTGTACATCCTAACGTAGCTAACATTGGCCATGCAGACTTTGTAATGGAGTCAACGCCCAACGGTAAGCGTGGTTTCTTTTGGGAACTATGGGAAGACAAGGACAATGAGTACCAGAAGCTGGAGCAACCATACACTGTATCTATGGGTAAGCTATTAGATGAAAAGACAGTAAACAATGAGAAGCGTAACAAGAAGATTGACTTTGAGCAAGAGTATTGCTGCAAGTTCACCACATCTCTCTCTGGTGTATTCAAAGAGGAAGATGTACGCTATGAGGCCAAGGTTATAGATACATATGATGATTTATAGTAATACTTATCTACACTGGTGACGTATAGATAGTGAGTTCACTGGACACCAGTGCATCCGAAACAAGGGGATGATTCAGGGATACGCTTGTTATGCTCAAAACTGAATGGCCCAACCCACAAAATAGAGAGTGTTAGATTGGTCTTTGACTTTCTCTCTTGAGTACACTGTTGGATGGCCTTAACACTTGGGTAAGTGGGCGTACCAACACATTTCTTTATAAACTATGCTTGTATATATAGTGCATGGATGAATGGAAGTATAACGAACTAAAGGCCAAATTAGCTAAATCTAAAAAGAAACAAGATGAAGACGAAGACACTAGAGAGATGGATAGAGAGAGAAGCATGGAAAGAACCCAGCGTTCAATAGAAACTGGTGGAACTTAATGACATTACAACAAGACAGATTAAGAATACTAAAAGCCAAAATTATTAGAGTAGCACAATCATCCTTTAGACAAAAAGTACAAGGTGAAACAAAACCAGGTGAACTACCATTATCCACATCTTCAATCCAACCAAATGACCAGAAAGAAATTAACTCTATCACTGGTGTAAAAAGTAAGATACCAAAACCATCCAGGGCCACAGATGCACATCACATCTTTTCAGTTGAAGCACAACCAAAATTAAGAAAGAAAAAGAAATAATTTTTAGCTATCTTTAATAACAACGAACACCATATTATAGTAACAACATGACAGAAACACATACAACAATAGAAGCTGCAAAAATGCGTAGTGGCGTTAATGTAGTAGGGGAAATAACAAAAGTGTCTGAAACCAGAACTGTAAACCTAAAGAATGGTGGTACAGTCAACGTAGCTGATGCAACACTTACTGATGAAGTAGGTGAAATAGCATTGACTCTGTGGGGTGATGATATTGGGTTATGCCCACAAGGTTCAAAGGTAGCCATCACAAATGGTTTTACCAATGAGTTCAAAGGCCAAGTATCTCTTACCAAAGGGAAATTTGGCACACTAGACGTAGAGTAATCTACTCTTTTTTTTATTAACTAATCTTAAATACTATTCATGCGTAATACTATCGTGGTAGACTGGGAAGCATTAAAGAAAGATAATAACTGGACTGATGAAGAGGCCTGGGTAGCAGAGATTAAAATATCATATACACCAGATGAGTTTAAATCATTACCAGGCCCAATGGATGAAGCAGAGCTTAAAGTAGCTGATAAACCAGACAGAGCTGCATGTGATGTATGTAATAAGATAATGGTTCAAGTAAGATGTGAAACCCATCCTAAAGCAGAGGGATGCAGCAAATGTCATTTAAAACAGGAGCATAAAGAATGAATAGATGTACATTCCTGGGCCATGATAATATACATGATAGTGAACCTCATATAGATACCAACTCATTCACACCAATCACTGTATTAGACCACTGTAATAGATGTCATAAGATAACAGGTGCTTGGATATGGTATAAGAAACAATTCCACTATTTTAAAAAATGATATGCTCACGCTGTTACAAGTTATATAACATCATAACTGGTAAGCATCTTGATACTGGCCATAATTTATGCAAAGACTTAATTGACAAGGATGTGTAATATAATATACAATGAAACCCCCAAAGAGTGCAAGAGGTAGTACAGTAGCATTTGGTAGGCAACACTGTAAAGGCATAGTATGTCAAGAGGTTAAGGATAATCCCAAGGGCCATACTGAAAAATATAGACACCATGCTAGATGCAGTAGCTGCGAAGTATGGATGTTAAAGACTTCACTTAATGAGAAGAGTAGATGTCCTTGCTGTAATAGAAGGCCACGTATGAAGAACTTTAAACAGAACAGTGGTAACACCGTAGGAAAGGTAGAGTAATACTCTTATACTACATTCACGTAGTAGTAATATGCAAATAGAAAATGGATTCAAAATATGGGAAGTAACTCTAAACCCAGAAGAAGAGTTAGCTATGAATAGAGTAGTTTTAAAATACGCAAAAAGTAGCTTTACAAAACAACAAGCATTACAAAATGCTAGGACTTATTTATAATGACTCAAGACGAAGAGAATAAAATATGTGACCAGGCCCTGTTAGAGATGGATTTAATACATCTACATCAACAGATGCAGAAAGTAGAAGACTTGAGGGATGAGTTACAATGATAGAGATTAGTTTAGCAGGTTTTCTAATTACAGCATACCTAAGTGTAACAATATTATCATTCCTTGGAACACAACTGGATGAAAGAAAACATGATGATTTACCTCTAATATGTTGGGTTATATTTGGTTTATTCCAGGCAATATTCATCATAATAGTATTAGCATGGTTTTTTAATACACAGGTGATATGGACATGACTCACACACATGAATACAAGAACGTGGGCCTAGAACACATCAACTCTATCCCTATGACTATCTGGAAGTGTTGGAGATGTGACAGTAAGAAATACACACCAGCAGGTACAGTAGTGAGGACATTCCCATGAACTATTATTGTAATATCTGTGCTCTAGTACACTTCCCTGATGAAGTGTTGGCCAGTGGATGGCATGAACCAGTAGCTTTAAAAGGAAAGGATGTGTAATAGTGACATGAACGCTAAGAAAATCAAAGTATTAGATGATAAGAAAGGCTGGATAGAAATAGGAGAACTATCAAAGAATGAACTATGCAGAGGTGTAGCAGATATGATGAAGCAGGCCCAACAAATGAAATTACAAATAGACTCTATATCCACAATATACGGTAACCACTTGGCCAGTCTAGATGCATGTGATGTATTATACTTGGATGAAGCATCTGATAAAGCCAAAGAGAGTTTAAAGAGGGCCACTAAACTATGACCCACTGTATGTGTAATGAAGACTGGGATAAATGTTTATGTGAATACCATAACTGTCCACAACATAGTAAAAGGAATGATAGACCACATGTGTAAACACCTTCCAGCCTGGCATGAGTATTTCTATAGGTGTGCTGAATGTTATAAGGTATTCGCTTCGAGGAATCACAAATGATTAAACGCATCCCAATTACATATGAAGAGTTTGAAGATAGATTTGGTAAGAAGGTGGCCAAAGTAGGTGGTATTGCACTTACTCCAGTAGAGCAGATTATAGTGGAGAAGATTAATGAGATGTTAGTTAATGAGGAAGGTAAAGTTATAGTCAGTAAACTAATGACTGACCTTAAATGGCCCACAGATAGTAAACCTTAATACACTCAAGCACTATATATAAGCATGACAGACGTAATAGCAGTAACTAAAGAACTAATGGATTTATTTGAAAAACATAATCTAACTACACTCCAAACAGTCATGGTATTAGAAGCAGCCAGGATGTCTATCAATGAAGGTATAATAAGAGATGTAATAGATGATACTAAGAAAGGATTTGATGAAGGGCCAGGTATTCATTAATGGTCTTAATCTCTATCAGTAAAGAAACAGGACTACCACTTACTAGAGAAGAACTTGGAGAGTTATCATATGAGTACCATCATGGTATGGCTGATATTATGTCTGTAGAAGAGTTTATGGATAAACGACTAACATATGTTGACAAGAAGATAGGTGCAGTATGATATTAGATAAAGTAAGAGCAGAACATGCCAGGATTAAAGCAGGTATTATAGATGGTTCAATTAAATTAAAGAGGATAACATATGACTAGTGTAAACTTTGGTGGCCTGGATGTGGCACTTCGAGTAGATAATACAGTACTGCAGGTACTCAAACTAGAAGACAAGATGTTAGAACAAAAGGGCCAAAAGATATGGCCACATATGGGCTTTAAGGATATTGCATCAGATTTACTAAAGATACAACAACGAGAACGTATGAAAGCAATAGGATATGATAGACTTGGAGTAGGTGATGGAGCTAAACAATTATTCTCTAAAGAGATACCACTAAGAGATATAGTATCTTCCCAACCAAACAAACTAGATATGATTAGTTTAGTTAAAGGCCTATTTGACCAGGAGAGATTACTGGTACACGATAAAGATTTGTTTAGAGAAATCCTGGAACAAGAACGTAAAATATCAGAAGCAGGTAACGTATTATACCAACATCCAACAGGCTTCCATGATGATAGATTCTGGGCCTTGTGTTACGCTTGTGCTATGGCATCACATAGTATGGGTGGAGTAGTTAGACCTAGAGTAGCAGTGCAGAAATCACCACGTTCAGGTAACCTAGAACAGATGGCTGCTAAAGATTTAGACAAGGCCCTTAACACTGTTTAACCCCATTAATTGTAGGGAAGTGATTATATAGGATGTTAACTATAGTAAGGTATGTCAAACATTACATCCTACACAATAGAAACAGTATATGTTTATGTTGTAGTTACTCCTTTTGAAAACAGTAACCCAATCTTAAACTCTGCATTTGAAACAGAAGCAAAAGCATTAGAATATGCATCACCAGGTCAATATGTACAAAAGGTACATTTGAAGACAATACAAGTACCATGTGAGGTAGAGGCCCAATGAGAGTCTACGGTAAAGATGCAGAAGCCATCAAACAAGGCCAACAGTTTACAGCAGTAGTACACAATGTAGAAGGTAGAACAGTAGTAGAACTAGTACCAGTGGAGAAGGTTTACTCTTGAACTGTCCTAAATGCATAGATGTTCGTATGGATGTCTATAGAACAGGTGAGGATGAGTTTGAGGCCGAATGTCCAAAGTGTTACAAACTCATAAACTAAACTCTTAAATCTCTTGGTTGTGTAATACTACCATGTCCTGTGATAGATGTGAAGATATACACCAGGCCCAGAAAGCAGGTCTAAATGATAATGAGTGTAAATGTTCATGCCATGATGATAATGAATGTACTTGCCAAAGTAATACAACATGGACAGCACCATGCCCAACACATGGATGGTTAGTAACAGGTACAACTTGTACGACTGATGGTGGATGTTGGAATTTAAACCTTAATAACGTATAATAGTGTAATAATACTATGGCAGCTAAGAAAGTCAAATCTAGAGTAAAGTCTGCATCACAAGATAGACCTACTGCTAGACTTGCCACAGATTCTATGAGTCCTGGAAGAAAGGTAGATAAGAATAATTCCTGGAAAAGAGTTAAAGGAAGTGAGATGGATAAATTCCAGGGTATTGATGTTTATGCAGTTGTAGACCCAATGAAGCAGGCCCAACGTAAAGAACTAAGAAGTGCTATGAATAATCCTTATGTATACAGAGCATGTAGAATAGCTACAACATTTACTACAGGCCAGGGATATACAACACAAATTGTACCACGTACAGAGGAAGAACTACCAGAAGACCAAAGAGAACAGTGGGCCAACAGTGGAACATTACACGTACCTTATCTTAATAGAGATATGACACCAGAACAGATTAAAGACTTTGTAGATAAAATGGCAGTAGATATGGATTTATCAGTTAATTTATTTAATGGTTACTTTGCAGCATTAGAGCAGGGAAGATGTGTCCTAGCACTTACTCCACTAGCAACTGATGATGAAGGTAACTTTCAACTACCAGAAGCAATTAGATTAATCAGAGAAGAGTTTACAGAAAGACCAGTAGTTAATGAGAATACTAACGAGTTAGAGGGATGTAGAATCATAGGTGTTCATTCACCAGCAAAGAATAACATCCTACCAAAGAACAGAATGATATACCTAATGCATGGGTTCAACAATGAGTTATTCTCTGATTACTATGGTGACAGTAAAGTAGCAAGAATAGCAGATGAGGCCAATACATTAAACATTATTTTAAATCAAGATTACGAAAGAGCTGCAGAGTCTACATGGTATAAACCACCAGTGTATTCTGTACCAATCCCACCACAAGAGTTCGGTAATGAAGACCAAGTGTTAAATGAATTTCTAAATAACGCTAATGATAGTAAGGGCCAAAGTATAGCAGTTACTGGCCCATCAACAACTGATGAGGTAGGGGTAACTGTACTAAATACACCACCATCATCTGATATAGGTGGACTAGAGATTATTAGAGGTGGTTTAATCAAAGCTATTATCACAGCCTTTGGACTTCCAGGGTTTATGTTATCAGAAGGTGACATAGGTAAACTAGGTGGTAACGCAAACATTGAAGAGGTAGATGCTTATATTAATCAAGAGATTAGACCAGAGAGAATAGTATTAGAGAATATCGTAGAGAAACAATACTTTGATAATATCTTAGCTATCTTATTCCATCAAGAGAACGCAAGAGATATTCCAATTAAGATTAAATTCAAATTCAATAAACCTAAACTCACATCCTTAATGACACCAGATATGTTCTTAGTATTAACACAAATGATGCAGATAGGATTAATAGATGAGGATGGAGTTAGAGATATGTTAGGATTAGAAGAGTTAGACAAGGAAACAATGTCAAGAGGACAAGCTGGTGGTGGTATGCCTCAAGCTAACACCTGGATGGGTGGAGCACAACCAGTAGCAATTAACGTTAATCCAAATAACTTATGGCCCGAAGAACAGCGTAGACTAGAAGACCAATGGGATGAGTGGGAAATTAAAGATGAATGGATTCAACCAACAGCAGGAGAGGATGCCTGGGCAGTAGGAACACCACAGGAAATTACTAATAAATGGCCAACGCCACAGAAAGCTAGGTGGGCAAAGGCAGGACATGTACTTCAAACAGCTAAAAAGGATAAACGTGCTATATAGTGTATGAACATCACACAGCCACTAGCAAGAATCTTCGGAAATACAGGACTATACTTTGTGACTCCATACGCAGGAAGTGCTATGGCAGGCCTACCATCAATAGAAACTGCAGCTTTTACGGCCATTATTGGTCTGATTTTAACAACATCAAGGGAACTCGTTGAATATGGCAAGCAAAGAAAAGTGTGAGAAAATATGTTGGTGGACTAGAGCAGGTCACTGTTTAGATTATATACTACCTTTATGTCCTAGTAATAAGAAAGAAAAAAATACCTAGTTAGTTACTAGGGTGGTTTTTGTATTGTTTGTTAGTATCGTTTTTGCGTTCTGATACAGTAATATTTGCGTTCATACCATATTATGGTTAAAATAGTATATTAACCTATGTATAGTATGTCTGCACAGCCTTTAGATAGTATTGTATTAAGTGATATAGGACAAAACCCAAGAGCAATACATAAAGATGTATTTGGTAGAAATCCAACAATAGGAACAACCACAGAAGATGTGTGGTGGAA